CTCCTGCGAGGATTTATTTGGTATTTGTGCCGTTACCCCGGCACCGGTACTGTGGGTCTTCCGACCCTTTCGCGTTCAACGCGCTTATACGGTTAATAGACCTTTGTATTTGGTGCGTTAGCGCACCACTTATAGAGGTAATTTTAACCTTATATGAGATACAATATTTGCAATTTATTGTTTCATTTACTATGAGTTTTACTGCACTCATGGACAGAAAGCAGTTAACCTTATTTCCATAGACATAAGGCATTCGTGATAACATGAACTTTTGAGAGATTTATCGCTCATGTGGTTTATTGTTTTTCACTACATTATTCAGTTAGTACTGATGTGCTTTATTTATTGTCGGATATAATAGAACTTGTCTAGGTTTGATGATTTAATCCAACCTCCACAATACGGAGCTGAATTCTAGCTGCTGACGTTAAATGCAGCCACCCCGTCCTAGGGTTAGATGGACAAAGCTCGATGCCTGAGAGGTGAACAGGTAACAAGAATCACGCATCTCTTGATGGGTTTCTGGGTAGTTATAGACCCGGCTACGGTAAACAAAGCGTCCGTAGAAAGCCGCTAGTTTTAGCCCACATTTCATGTCACTTCGGTGGTTACCTCACATTCTCCTATTAATGTGACAGTAACTTGGAATATGGGCTGATGGCAAGCGCCAACCCCTGAGAAAGGAATTATGGAAGTAGTGTAGTTTGAAAATTTGCTGCATGAAAATATTTCTAGAACATGTTGATTTGAAAGAGCTTGCTCTTAGTCAGTGTTTGCACGAAATGAGTACTTTATACTGAGGTATAGGGGCTCACCCCATTGTTCTTTTTAGACTGAGAAGGTCTCATTGCCCATGAGATAGCCTTTGATGAAGTCTGCGGCAGCCGTGTAGGAACGGTCAAGGCGCAGGGGAAACTCTTTAAAGATTCATCGAATCGGGGCACCGATCGATGTTTCTTTGAGAGTGTGACAATTTTAATTAATGAATATGTACACTCTTGAAGATTCACGATCCCAAATTGGAGAAATTGCAAACTCCTCTCAGTCCAATGTAAGGACAATTCTTAGACAGCGCGACTTGTTGCTACGATCTATACGATCAGTGGCTAAAATGCGTCGCGCCCATCATATTCGCATTAAGACTGCGGCCCAAAAGGTACTAGTTTTATTGGATTTAGAACGTACACCTCTGGAGTCCCAATCTGATGACGCAGTCCAGTCTTACAAGGTGAGATTGATTTCTTCGTTGTTTAACGTGATGGATGCCTTCGAAGACCACACAGAGTTCATATTAAATGAGATTGAGAACGCCGCTTTACTTCTCACGTCTCTTTATCATCAAAATTCGTGGACTGGTGCTTGTACTACAGTGTTGTTGTATGTTAAGACTCACTGTCAAGGGTCAATATTTTCTGTTGCCAAACAGTTTATGGACCAGTACATTTTGGCATTACCCGCTCAAGATGGAACCACTGTGAGTAGCGAACCAAATAGTAGGAATTGGCTTGCTACATTAAAATCTTTCCACCGCGATTGGAAAGTTGCCACTACATCGGATTCTTTTGCACATGTATCAAAATTAGTTTCCATGTTAGTTGGTATCGGCTTATTTCAGGCTTCTGATGTCCAGTGCACAGTCAAAGGTATTAAATTATTTTCAGACTTATGTGTACCGAAGTTTGTTTCCGCTCACGACTTGTTCGATGCAGTCCTTGATTGTATTATGACTTTTGTTGAAGGCGGTTATGAATGTCTTCGAGCTGGATCATTGAGGCCACTTCTTAATGGAGAGACTCGTTTCTCTGATTTTGATGAAAAATACCTCGAATGTCGACGTGTGTATGAATACGCAATGCCCGGTAATCTCGGATTAATAGATATTGACGAGAATGCCGCGGATGAGCTGTTGCGTTCTACACTTGAAGAGGGAAAGGCCTTGGTCAAAATTGCTCGCAACCCCATGTCTCGCAAATTGATAAACGATAGATTACGATCTATTCAAGAGTTCATATCTGATTTGGATCAATTTCGAATGTCAGCGAAATTAAGGGTTAAGCCATACACAGTGTGTGCACACGGAGGCACAAGTGTAGGCAAGAGTACTTTTGCACCTTTGATTATGCATCACATTTTGGCACCTAACGGATACGACGCTGGGTCCAAATTTATTGTATATTTAAAGGCCGGACAGCGCTGGCAGGATCATGTGCGCTCCTATATCAATGGAGTTCATTTTGATGATTTTGGAAACGTACGCCCAGAATTTTGTGAAAATTCACCCTGTGATGATTTTCTGGACGTTGTTAACACTGCCCAAACCTTTGCGCGTATGGCTGCCTTGGAGTTGAAGAACAAGGTTACCATACAAAATAAGGCAACGGTTATCACTACCAATGTAAAGGACTTGAATTCTACGATTTATTCCAATGAACCCGCCTCAATTTGTAGGCGTGCCGACGTGTATTTGGATGTTCGTGTTAGGCCACAATTTGCCACCAATGATATGCTTGATAGACGGAAAGTTGAAGAGCATTACAATGGTGATGTGCCAAAAATCCCTGATTGTTGGTTAGTGACTTTGGAGACTGCTTTTCCGGTTCCCAATCCAACTCCTGGTGAACGACCAACTGTAGGTTTTGCACCAGTGGAAGTTAATGGTAGACAAATGGTCAATGTAGACATGAAAACTGCTTTGCAGTTCATCGTGTGTGCATCCAGGGAACATTTTGATTTTGAAAAGCGCGCCATTTCCCGTAATTCTGATCTTGCAGAATCATTGCTCACTTGTGAGGAGTGTGGTAGCTCGGAAGACGTATGTGTGTGTGAACTCGATTTCTTTAATTGGAGAGCAGGATCCATTGAAACCATGACTCCACCAGTTCCTCCGCCTGGTCGACGCAAGACTAGACACAAACACAAACCAACTCCCCCACGGACGTTCAAAGGAAAGCCTCTGGAGAACCAAAGTGTACCTGAGGTCGTTTCAAATGCAGCTGAAGCTACAGTTTCGACCCTCAGGAGTGCACGCGAAGGTGTCGTTGATATCGCATCCAATGTAAATACTAGTGTGCGAACTGAGATGGCAAATACCGTAAATCGTTAATAGCGGACTTGAGGATTACAACACAAGGTTTGTCGCCTTATGTAATTTTCTGCGATACGTTCCTATGCCACAAGCCATGATTCGGAGTTATGTGTCTATCACGTTGTTAAAATTTGTTTTGGTGGCCACTAGTTGGACGTGGCTAACTATTTTGGCAACAGTGTGTGCTTTGACAAGTGTCTTGGACACCACATTCCTCGCTTTGTGCATCTCTTGCATTGGGTTATTAATTATTTCTGTTTTACACACATTTGTGTATTTGAAAGAACAGCAGTTTGCCCAACAGAGACAACATGCATACCATTGGTCTAGCTATGTCACTACGCGTGTTGCTATGGCCATAGGATCTGGCGCAGCCATCGCTTTAGCATACAAATTTGCAAAAAGAGCGAAAAGCATGCGTCAGATATTACAGCCACAGGGATATATGGAGCCTACACAGGAGGAAATTGACGAGAGGGATGCCAATGATCTCACAGATACTATTGCACAGGAGTTAAACTGGGCAAATGTAGAAGTGGAACCATTGCCCTCGTCTCCCAAATCAAAAACAATTACCGATGCTGATTTGCTTCACTTAGTTACTAAAAACACTGCTGCGTGTTTAATAGGTGATACATTCGTGAGCAATATGCTATTTGTTGAGTCAAATTTGGCTCTCATGGCAACGCATTCGGTGAAGAAATGGGAGAATCAGCGAGTTAATATTATTCGACACGATACAACAAAGGTAGGGGGAAATTTCTACTGTGATATCTCCCGTGACCACAGTGTTGCCATACCAGATACGGATCTGAGTTTGGTATATATACCCGCTGGGGGCTCGTGGAAGAATTTACGAGAATACTTTCCACTTGAGCATTTTAAAAAGTCCTTCGCATTTCAAATGCCAGTGCGAGCAGCAGATGGGACTGTGACTACATACAAGGGAAGATCAACTTGGCAACAACAATTGCTAGAGAATGGGTGTCTCCCCTTTGGTCATGGATACCAGATAGAGTCTTTTAAAGGAATGTGTGGTTCTGCTTTGGTGGCCCAGAAAATTGCCCCCATGATTGCAGGAATACATGTTGCAGGTACTACAGGTAGCTTTGGATTCGCTAGCTCTATATGTCAATCTGACATCGAGTATGCTGTTGAAGTACTTAGTGAGAAACCAGGCGTGCTTACTGGTATCAGTGAGGGAGATTTTCCAACAGAAATCTTGGGGAAAAAGGTCTTAGATTCGTCTTCTATCCACCCTAAAAGTCCGCTGAACAAGTTGGAATTTCAAGACGGGAGAGCCCCAAATTTACGGGTGTTCGGAACTGTTAAAGGGCGGGCCACTTATAGGTCCAAGGTTCAGCAATCACCTTTATCTCCACATGTAAAGGCAGTGTGTGGCGTCCCACAACGATGGGGAGCGCCAAAATTTGTCACGACCGATCCATTTCGTGTGTCACTACAGCACACTGCGATTCCATCACATGGAGTTAGTCCCAAACTGCTGAGTATGGCAGTAGAGGATTACTCTCGGCCCCTACTGGAGTTAAAAGGCAAATTCCCAAAGCTTGCGAGTGAGATCAGACCGTTAACCGAAATGGAGACGATTTGTGGAATTGACGGAAAGAAGTTCATCAACAAGATGCCGTCAAACTCGTCACCCGGCTTTCCGTTCGCAGGAGCCACAAGTAAGTGGTTAGTTTTGTTAGACCCCGATGATTACGAAGGGTTTGAGAATCCTGCGGAGTTGGATCCTATGTTTTGGGAACAAGTCGCTCAGGCAAAGGCGGCATATCGGGCCAGCAAACGGTATTATCCTATATTCAAAGGATGTTTGAAGGATGAGCCCACTTTACTGACAAAAGACAAAGTCCGTGTTTTCCAGGCTGCCCCAATGGTCCTGAAATTGCTTGTCCGTCAGTATTATTTGCCAATTGCCAGATTTATATCGTTATTTCCTAACCTTAGTGAATGTGCCGTCGGATTGAATCCAATGGGACCAGACTGGGAGGAGTTTGACGACTTTATAAATAAATATGGCGAAGATAGGATTTTGGCAGGGGACTACAGCAAATATGATTTGCGTCTCCCAGCACAATTGACATTAGCTTCGTTTCGCATTATGATCGACATTGCGAAACATTTCGGTTATTCTGAGGATGATCTCCTCATAATGAAGGGAATAGCTATGGACATTTCATACCCAGTCATTGCTTACAATGGAGATTTGTTGCAATTTGTGGGATCAAACCCGTCTGGTCAAAATTTAACTGTCTATGTCAATAGTATTGCCAATTCCTTGCTTATGCGATGTGCATTTTATTTTTATTATCCTGATAAATCTAATTTCAGGAAGCACGTTGCGTTAGGCACTTTTGGAGATGACGTGAAGGGGTCAGTTGATAGGAACTGTCCAAACTTTAACCACATTTCCACAGCCGCCTTTCTGGCACAGTCAGACATGGTGTTTACGATGCCAGATAAGACCTCAGAACCCACTGAATATATGCACACCAGAGAAGCAGACTTTCTGCAGCGTAATAGTGTGTACATTCCAGAGATTGATAGACGTGTTGGAGCTTTAAATGAAGATTCTATCTTTAAGAGCTTACATTCCAATTTGAAATCAAAAACGGAGACACCTCGAGAAGTGGCAGCCAGTTGTTTGGATGGCGCTATTCGAGAGTGGTTTTTCCATGGAAGAGATGTTTTTGAGAAAAGGCAGGCTGAAATGAGAGAAGTAGCTCATCGGGCAGAAATCTCACACTTTTGCACCATGCTTGATGTGTCGTTTCCTGAGATGGCACGCAAATGGTGTGAGCGGTACAAGATGCCGTACCCAGAGGACATGGAGAGTCCCGAAAACAATCCCACTAACCGTAGCGACAATGGTTATTAAGTTGAATAGTCGAGCACATATATGGATACCAACATTGTTGTATATTTGTACATTAGTATTACATGTTAGGCTTTGTGTGTTTCGTACTCTCCTCGAGAGTACCCTTATTTAAGGGAGAACGTCGCGAGTTCACAAAATGTACACCCGGATTGCATTAGTCAGTGCAAGATCGGTTTAAATAAATAGACTACTTCACATTTTCGTATATCACATAATAATAGACAAAATGAACATAAAGAACCTGTTGTGTCTTTTTGCGATTTGGATGGTCAATACACTGTCGGAGACTTTTCTGGGATGGACCCAGTTCATGATTCCTTACAGGCACCCGATTCTTCCATAGGGGACTTCTTTGCGCGCCCAGTGCAAATTTATTCCTTCGCTTGGACACCAGGTACAGCCCCATTTATACGCATTGACCCTTGGTCACTCTTTTTTGAAAATAAGCGCGTATCTAACCGCATCAATAATTATAATTTGTTGCAATCAGATCTATGCGTTAAAATTGCAGTGAGTGGCAACGGGTTTAATGCCGGTCGGATGTTAGCATATTACACACCACTATTTTCAACTGACCGAACTCAACAACCACGCAGTGGAGAAGCGCGAGATTTAGTATTAGCATCTCAGCGCATGCATTTGTGGTTGAATCCCACTACTTCTCAAGGAGGGGTTATGAAATTGCCGTTCGTGTATCCGGCAAATGCATTACAAATATCTAAGAGAGAATGGGACCACATGGGTACTCTAAATTTCGCAGCGGCAACGACGTTAGCACAAGCGAACAAGGGACCCACCCCGCTCACCATTACTGTTTTTGCTTGGGCAGAGAACATTAAATTGTCTGTGCCTACTTTGACAAATATGGGAGCTCTTTCTCCACAAGCCAATGAGGCAGAAGCTATGTCGTCGGGCCCTATTTCTGGTCCGGCAAATGTAGTAGCCAATGTAGCGGGAGCTCTGAAATCTGTTCCCCAAATATCTGGTCTCGCAACTACTACTCAAGCAGCTGCCAAAATGGTAAGTTCTACAGCTCAGGCCTTAGGTTTTTCTAAACCTAATTCTTTGGCGGAAACTACGATAGCGCGCGTAGGTGCTATAGGCAATGGTACCAATGCAAACACTGTAGATACATCAGTCAAGCTGACGTATGACGCTAAAGCAGAGACGACTATAGACTCAGCTGCGGTGGGTATAAAATCCGACCCAGATGAGATGTCCATACTCAAAATGGCTCAACATGAATCCTATATCGCTCAGTTCGAATGGGATCCAGCAGCGGCCTCAGAAACTCTACTGTGGAACACCCACGTTCACCCGACATGTTCCCAAGTGATTGGCAATTATCCAGGTAGGCAGATTTGTATGCCTGCTGTTGCTGGAGTTGCTTTTCCTTTTGAATTTTGGAGAGGTACATTAAAGTATCGTTTCCAAGTAGTCGGGACGGCTTTTCATAGGGGCCGTTTGAAAATATCGTGGGACCCGCTCCCTACCGGCGGAAAAAGTGAATCCAATGTGCAATATACCCATGTCTTAGACATCGGTGAATCAAAGGATTTTACGATAGAAGTCGGTTGGGGTAGTGGAACGGCATACAATAGAGTAGGGAAAACTTTCTTTCCCGCTGGAGACAATATTCCTATATCTAATGAGATGGCAGGAATGTCCAATGGTATATTGCAGGTTCACGTACTGAACAAATTAACGGTTCCTTATTTGATGGATCCAATTAAAGTTTTAGTTAGTGTATCTGCAGGGGATGACTTTGAAGTTGCCGCACCTTCACGCGACAAACTGACTGAGTTTTCGTATTTTTCTTTCTCAGGTCCCCCAACTATTGTTATGCCTTCTAATGAAGAACCAGTACCCCCGGATGTGCCTATTCAACCACTAGAGGCACAAGCCGCTGAACCAGATTCCACTGAGGACAACACACCTGAGGAAGCTGCTCCCGAGAAATCGGATGAGCCTCCCTTAGATCATTTTGGTCCACCAGTAAAGGCATCAAATATATTTCAATTGGTGCACTTTGGCGACCCCGTGATATCACTCAGACAAATTTTGAAACGTTATGAGCACTTGGCATCAGATACCTGGGCTCACAAATCGATTTATAATACCAATATAAAGGTAGACACCATTATACCTCGACAACGGGGTTATTGTGGTGACTTAGAATCGATGGATAGTAGTATTGAAGGGAAACCTTACAATTTCACTATACAAACGTTGTTTACCTGGTTCTCACCTATGTTTTTGGCGATGCGTGGAGGCATTCGCCGCAAATTCTTTCTGGATTCAATGGCCACTTATAGCTTTATGTCTGTAGCTAGAGAGGCAGATCCAGATGCTGATGTTGTTCGACTAACCCTGCAAACTACAAATGATACAGGGGCCGATGATCGAGCGTCAGCACTTTCGCGCACCCGCGTAGCTCCAGTAAGTAATGGAGGAGTTATGCAGGATGCGTCGGTTAATGGAACGATGGAAGTTGAGTTTCCTTTCCACTCCAACTATCGTTTCTATACGCCACGCAGATTGTGTCAGCGTTCTACGCTGGGCACATGGGACAATCCAAAATATATTATAACTGTCCCAGCAACGAATCGCCCCAATACCCTACATGAATTTGTAGCGGCCGGTGACGACTTCAGTCTGCATTGGTTTCAGGGTATGCCCATGCTATGGGAATATCCTGATGCCGACCCTATCGCGGTCAGGTCCACATCTGCCCTGGCCGACGAACCGTCGGGCGACCCGACGGCCACTGTCTAAC